GAACGATAGCTACGGCTTGACCGCACTATCCACGGTTCCCGGTGCGGCTGGTGGTGCGTGGTCGAGCGGCCTTGCGACTCCCAACAATGCCGCCATCGGGACCGACTGGCCCGATGGGCAGGGAGACTCCGAGTACGATTACCTCTCGCCAAAGTTGGTGAACTGGAGTAGCACCAACTGGGGAACAAGCTCGACCGCATGGGAAGACAACGCTTGGCGCGTGGTTTCTCAGACGATCACTTGGCTCACCACGACTGGCGGCGAAGACGGAATGCCTCAGTATTTCGGCTTGGCCTCCAATCTTTTCCAGGGGTACAAGAACGCTCAGGAAGTCAAGACTCGCATCATGGTTCCTCACAAGGAAGCAAGCGATCTCGGCTTCGGTCAGGCTCTCAACCAGGATGGGTGTGCCCTGTACTCGGACTTTGATTGTCCAGTCAATACGGGCTACGCCCTCAACCTTGCACACATCAGCGTGTGCAGCCTGTTCCCCCAACTCCTATGGATGGAAGGTCCAGACAAAGATCCTCGATCTCTGTGGTCCTACCTCTGGGGCGTCGGGTTCTACGGCAACGTCAAGTACCAGCCAAAGCACGTTGCCAAGCTGTTCAACTACGCCTGATCGATAGCGATCCGGCGAGTTTAGTTACGATTCACAAGAGTTTTCTGGAGACAAGACTATGAGTACGGTAACTGTGCTGCCGAAGCAGGGGCAGACCTTCTTCGGGGGAGAAGTTCCCTCGGCAACGGCCTTCGGGCAGACCGTTGCGCTGGAAGGTACGGTAAAGGAATGGCCCGACAACATCACCGTGGCAGGGCAGGGGGCCGATGGCCGTCGATCCGGTCGCACTCGCCGATCCCTTTTGGTTCGCAACACTGCGGCTTTTAAGTTGCTGCCAAAGCGAGCCGTAAAGTGGCAGAGCGGGTTTCGCGGGCGTCGTGTTGATGGCTACTGTGCCATTAACGACGAAGCGATTGCTGGTGTGGTTGACGATGCAGTCGCCAGTGATGGCGTTGCAATCGGCGACCTTTTCTGGTTGTACCGCAAGGGTCCAACCGTGATGCGAACGGCACTGGAGACCACCCATTCCGCCGTGGCGATGGACGACATTCTTGTCGCCCTGACCGCAGCGACTTCGGCGGCTACCACGGCTGGCCGTGTCTATCCCTGGACCGGACTGACTTCCACTGTCACCCAAACCACGGACGGAACCCAGTCTCGGCGCACGATCAACAAGATCGGACGAGCCATGTCGGCAACGACCAGCGGCAATACCAACAGCGACATCCTTGTCGATCTGATGCTTGACGACTGAACTCGGCTGTGCGGATAATCGTGAACCCTCCTCGGAAACGGGGAGGGTTTTTTATGAGAGGAATCTATGGCAATCGACGACAACAAACTCGATCATTGGTTCGGACGAGTGGACCTTTCCGCTCTCACGGAAGATCAAAACAAAAAGATCGAACGCATCCGAGCGTCCTGCAAACTTGCAGCCGAATCAATCCTGAGAAACACTGAAGGCTGTGCCGACCAGTCTTCGGCGATCCGCGAAGTGCGGAACGCCATGAGTACGGCAGTCAATCTAGTTATCCGGGGAAAGCAGTGAAGAACCAAACAGTTGATGTTCTGATTGCAGTTCTGACATACGGCGGAAACGGGGGCGTGGCAACATGCCTACCCTCTCACGCGACTTGGATTGCGAAGAACTACGCCGCGATGAAAGCCGACATCCGAATCGGCAGGGTCAGGGTCAGGCAGTTCGGGGACATTCCCCTGTCGATGGAGAGAAACCGCATCGTCAAGATGGCCAAGCAGGATGGCTTTGACGTAATCCTAATGCTCGATTCTGACAACGTGCCCGATATGTACTTCGGTCACGATCCAAACGCCAAGCCATTTTGGTCAACGTCGTTCGATCTCCTGTACGAACGCCTGACCAAAGGACTTCCGACTGTGGTGTGCGCCCCCTACTGTGGCCCACCTCCCGACCCAGTTCGTGGGGGAGAGGAGAACGTCTACGTTTTCTATTTCTCCAACCCGGAAACTGGAAGTATCACCCCGCGACTGGCACCGTACACAAGGGAACACGCTTGCCTGATGAAGGGCATCCAGCCCATCGGCGCTGGACCGACTGGTGTGATTCTCTACTCGACCAGTGCATTTGATCTTATGCCGGTTCGCCAGAAGACTTCACGCCAAATCCTAGAGGACTACCGCAACGGAAGCGTCTCCCTAGAAAGGGCAGAGGAGCTTCTGAATCTGGAGTCGTGGTTCTTCTACGAGTACACCGACGCAGAGCAGACCCAGAAGGCGAGTACCGAGGATGTTACCAACACCCGCGAGATCCAGTTGGCGGCAATCATCAAGCATGGCCAGCCAGTTGTGTTCTGCAACTGGGACGCATGGGCGGGGCACTACAAGCCAAAGCTGGTTGGCCGTCCGTCGATCATCCCCATCGAAGCGATCAGCACCGTGTTTCGTGATGCTGTACGCAACAACATATCGGCTCACGACGAAGTACAGATGCTCGACCTGTATGATCCAGAGATAGACGGCAGGGTTGACCAGGATATGGGAGAAGATATTTCAGATCAGGTTGCGTATCTACCGGAAGATCAGCCTGCATTTTCTGAAACCTACGAACTTCTGGACGAAGTTGTCCTGCAATACAAAAGGAAGTATTGCTCAGAAGACGACCATTCCAAACTCAGGATGCTTGAAATCGCCTGCGATGACGGGATGCTGGTGAGTACGCTTGCCAAAAACCATGACGACATTGCGGTGTTCTCGCTTCGCAACGGCACCACTCCTGCCAAGCTGATCGGCTCGGAGGTCAAGTCCATCGTTGTCAAGCAGGAGGACTTTGGAGCGTATGTCGCAAGCCTCCCGGACAAGGAGGCAGACATTCTCTTGCTCCACTCCCTGAAGGCACCACGAGATGTAACGTGCCACGCACTTTCGCTAATGCTCACGAAGGTTCGGCCCGGAGGGTGCATGATCGTTGACACTTCCATGTCCTCAGCGTTCGACGACTTAGCCGATCGAATCGATAGCGAGGAAGACGTTGACACCTTTGAGGCGACAATCAATGCCGAAGGTAAGGCTGGATTCCTTTGTATCGTCAAGCCATAAAGAACGGTGGTGCGCTGCCTGTTGCAAGCTAAAGCCCATCGAGGAGTTCGACGACTCCCTGGATGGGCCTTGGGTTCAGTGTGTCGCGTGCAAGGAGACTGCCGCCAAGATGGAAGACGAAGCCAACGCCATCCGTCAAGAGAAGAAAGAGGCCGTCAATCTTTTGATGGATCTCGCCAACGCGAAAACCGCTCCCTCTCTGAATGAAACTCTTGGTGCAATCTGGGATAAGTTTGGCGGGGCCGAAGGGTTCGCCGACAAAATGAATCGGGTGATCGAGGACCAGCTTTCGAGGGACCGCATCCCGTACCAGACGGCGATGATTATGACGAACCTTCTGCGACTTCAGCTTCACGCAGAGCAGCACAAGGAAGCAGTTCGCGTCAACGATATGACGCAAGAGCAGATCGAAGCAGAGATCCAGCGAGAGAAACTGAAGTTCATGATCGAAGCCATGTCCGACCCAGACAAGGCAAAGATCATCCAGGGTATGCTCAAAGACAAGGGGCTGGAAGTATCTATCTCCAACACCTCTGTACCATCGGGAACCGTGATCGTTCACGAAGAAGAGGATATTCCCATCGAGGCCAGGGCATTGCTCTTGAACAAGATTCGCAGGGAGATTGAAGATGGCCAACCGCCTAAACGAACTGACGCTGGCTCTTGAGCAGAGGAAGCGGGAGTTCCTTTCAGTCTATCGGCCAAGTCCTCAGCAAGAAGAAGTTCATCGATCTCCATGCACTGAGCTTATCATCCGTGGTGGTAAGCGTTCAGGAAAGTCAGTCGCGGCGGCAGCGGTATTCGGATCTCGCGTTACCGGAACACCGATCATCGGCATTGACGGCAAGCCAATCGATTCACGCTGGCCGGTCGCATCGCACAAGCACCCTCGGATTTACTGGATCATCGGATGGGAGACTGACCATATCGGGCAAACCATTCACCGGCTTCTCTTCGAGCCAGGAATGGGGGGCCAGTTCCGTTGCATACGGGACGAAGTGACGGGGCAGTGGCGAACATACAATCGAGCAGACCCGAAGGACCAGGACCGATACAAGGAATCCCAGCTTACAGATCCAGTCATCCCGGAACGAATGATCGTCAAAGATTCCTGGGCCTGGGAGGACAAGAGGCAGAACATCTTCTCTCAGGTGGAGCTTACCAACGGGGCGAGAATCTGTGCGTATCCTTCGAGCGCTCTGCATCCAAAGCAGGGGGATGCAATCAGCGGGATATGGATCGACGAAGACATCAGATACCCCAAGCACCTGAAGGAATGGCAAGACCGACTCACTGACGAAGAGGGTTGGTTCATTTGGTCAGTGTGGCCGCACAACCAGAACGATGCACTGGTGAAGTTGCTCGATCGTGCCGACGCTGCTGTCGAAGAGGACGAGCCTCAAATCAGATCCTTCCGTTTGGCCATGACCGAGAACCCGTTCATCACGGAGAAAGGGAAGCGGGAATCCCTTGGCCGAATGGATAGCGCCGACGAAATCGCAAGGCGAAACTACGGCGACCTAATGACCGACACCTATGCGATGTACTCGATCCATGTGGACTCGCATTTCATCCAGTCGAAAGACACGAAGACCGACAAGTTCACGCCGACATTCGCGAAGGTTTACGACCTATGGAAGACATCGGGCAAGTTTCCCAGAACGTGGACCAGATACCTTGCGATCGACCCATCGAATACCAGGACGGCGGTTTTAAGTTTCGTGATCCCTCCCCAAGAAGACGCTCGCGTCTACTACGGTTCGATGGCCATTGTCGAATGGGAACTGGTGGTCAAGAAGTTCTCTGCCCGAATGCTTGCAGAGGAGCTTGCAAGAAAGTGTTCTGGTGAAACATACGAGGCGTTCATCATGGACCAGATGGCGGGAAGAATGACAACAATCGGACGAGATGATACGACTTTTCAAGCGTATGAAAAAGAATTTAAGAAGGTGAAATTATATGCACGATCGTCGGGGCATGGATTTATCCCCGGTTGCAATGTTCCATCGCAACGCTACCGCATCGTTCGTGATATGCTTTCAATTCAACCGGACTCGCAATGCCCCATGCTGATTCTTGTCGAGAGTCAGTGCCCGGAAACTCGGAAAGAATTTACGACGTACCGGAAGAAAGTCATGGAGCAGGCAGACGGAGAGGTTATCCTAGATCAGCCGAGCAATCCCAGGACACACGACTGCATGGCCGCACTAGAATACGGCTGTGCTTACCTGTATCCCCTGATGATGCAAGGCGCAGCGTACATAGATCCGTCACTGAACCGCGCAAACGGAAGCGGTATTTACCAGAAGGCGATGGGACTCCTGAAGAAACTATCGGCAGGAGACTCAGAGTTTGTTCACCTTGGACCCGGAGCATTCGACGATGCCACTCGATGAAAGTCATCTGCAACCCTACCGACTTCAGCTTGAAGGGTACAAGGAGACGGCAAAGAATCCTCTCCCAACCCCTCCAGTCGGATCTTCCGTCGCTTGGTACAGCAACGGGAAGAAGGATGATCCCGAACGAGAACATGCGGCAATCGTCACGAAGATTCAAGACTCAGGTAAGATTTCGCTGATCGTCTTCCGTCCAAATGCAATGCCGATTCACAAGACCGGCGTGTACTTTCACGAACATCAGTCTCACGCAAAGCCAAGCAATGCCGAGACAATGACCAACGGATGCTGGGATTACCCGAAGTTCTCGAAGGTTCCCAAAGAGCATTACGACTACCACCTCAAACAGTTGAGTGCCCGCATGGAGGCTGTCCAGCAACAGATCCAGACGCTCAGTCAAACACTGAAAGAGCCAGCAAAAGCATAGGTAAAGCACGATGGATTACTCGGTTATCGAGTCCGAGTTCTTCCGGCCTATGCACACCGCTTGGCTGGCAAAGCTAGACTGCGCAGAAGCAGCACGCAAAGACTGGAAAGAAGTCTCCGAAGAATGCCTGATGTTCTACGGGAAGTCTGCCGCTGCCATGTGGAGCGACGACTACTCGAAGAAATTCTGGAAAGGTGTCAAGGCTCCCAAGTTTCGCATCACAGTCAACAAGGCGTTTGAACTTGTTGCCATCTTCGGACCCTCTCTGTTGTGGGAGAACCCTTTCCGAAATGTGGTGCCGAGAAAGAAGCAGCGATTCGATCTGGACGATCTTGTCTCTGACCCGAACATGCTTCAGTTCTACCAGCAGCTTCAAGAGCAGCAGGATTCTTTTGAGTCCACTGATCGAGTCACTGCACAACTGATGCAGACTTGGCTGAACTACACCGTTCGGGAGATTCCCGGAGGCGGGTTGGTTCGGCAGTGCGAAAAAGCTACTACCAACGCTCTAATCAAAGGGCGTGGAATCATAGTGGCAAGGCCGTACATCACCCCAGGAAGCAACAAAGTTATCACCGGTGGGTTTAATCTCGACCCAGAAGATTTGCTGATCGACCCAGACGCAAAGAGCCTGGACGACGCGAAGTGGATTGCGATCCGCCATGTCGATCCGTACTGGGAAGTCGAGCGACGATTCCAGTTGCCGAAGGATACTCTCAAGGAAAAGGCTACCCTCGAAAGTCTATGGCGATACTCTGAGGCGTTTGCCGTCAGTGGCAGAGGGACCGCCGACCGCAAGGCTGGAAAGGGACGCGACCTAGTTGTCTGGTACGAGATCCTTTCCAAGATGGGTGCGGGTTGCCGAAACTGCGGAATGGTTGACGGAATCCAGCAGCAGCTTGAGGAAACCGTAGGCCAGTACGCCTACATTGCAATCTGCGATAGCGTTCCCTGGCCCCTGAACTGCCCGTCCGATCGACTCCGGGACGGCATGACGAACGAAGAAGTTCAGCAAGCGTTCTCTTGGCCAATCCAGTCATGGAAGGATAGTCGCTGGCCGATGGAAGTTTTGGACTTCTACCCAGACCCAACCTCGCCTTGGCCAATGCCTCCACTCCAGCCTGCAATGGGGGAACTGAAGCTCCTGAACTTCCTGATCCCCTGGCTGTGCAATCGGGTGTGGAGTTCTTCGAGAGACTTCTGGGCAGTTCCAAGGCAGTACCTAGACGACTACCGGGAAACGATCCTGAAGGGTGAGGACCAGTCGCTACTTGCCGTCCCTCCTGGAGTGGACGATGTTCGCAAGTCCCTTCAGATTCTTCAGCAGCCTGAGACTCGCGGCGACCTACTGAGAATCATTGAGTTCGTGTCGATGCAGTTCGACAAGCGAACCGGCTTGATGGCCACGGCCTACGGTGGCAACGAAGGCGGCACGCAGAACAGGACGGCAGAGGAAACCATCGCCAAGCAGAGAGCGATCGGCATTCGACCTGAGTACATGCAGAAACAAGTGGTGAAGTGGCAGTCAGACTTTGCATCCCTTGAAGCATTCATCACCAAGACATTCGTAACCAGTACCGACGTTGACGAATTGCTTGGACCTCTTGGTGCGAGACTTTGGCAAGACTTCATCGAAGGACAGAGCGACGAGAAGATCACTCGCCAGTACGAGTACACCATCGAAGCCAACTCGATACGCAGGCCGAACCGCGACAGGGATGTCATAAACTTCCAGCAGGCGATGAATATCTGGATGCCGGTTATGCAGCAGTACGGTGCAAGCTCTGGCGACTACGAGCCAATGAATGCACTGATGCGGAAGTGGGCCGAGTATCACGATGCCGACCTGGACGATGCCATGATTCCAGAGAAACCAGAGCCGGAACCAGAAGAACAACAGATGCAGCAGCAGCAACAGATGCTCGCCATGCAGAAGGACGAAGCCACGATAGCAAAGCTCCAAGGCGAGGCCCAACGAGCCGCCGCGATGGCACAGATGCAAGGTCAGGCCGACCCGACAGCAGACCAGCAAATGCGACTGATGATGGCACAGCAGGAAGCACAACTCAAACTCGGACAGAAACAACAGGAGTTTGAGCAGAAGACCGCACAAGACGTTGAGCGGTTCAACATCGACATGATAAAGAAGGCGCTCTCAACATGACAGCAGCTTGGATTCAGGACGAAGAAGACGAATGCGTTCACGAAGCCATTGTCGCTAAGTACCCGGACTGGGCTGGTTACATCGATCTTCTCATCATCCCTCCCGATTGGAGCGAGGTGGTCGAGGAGTTTCCAGAGTGCGGCCGTAGTTCGCTGAAGTCTTACGAACATCGGGTCACAAGCTACGGCATCCCATGCTTGGCTCTCTATGTCAAGATGCGACGAGAAGGCACTGCCCACAAGTTCGCTGAAATGGTGGCGACCCAGGCGGGTCCGGTTCTATCAACCGACGACACGTTCTTTGCAGGGTTTGGTACAGTCTACGATCAGTTCCAGAGCCAGAAGCACCTGAAGCGGTACGTTGACGCTGCGAAGAAGCAGGGATTCACCCCAGGCGTCAACGACGTTTACATGCCTGGACTCGCACAGAGGCCGGGAGATCCCGCCGCTTGGGTAAGCCGAGCGCAGGGGAGAGGGTACATTCGCAGGCTGCTCGAATCACGAGGGTATGAGTGCAACGGAAAGCTATCCGAGATCGTTGCTCGACCACCCGAAGATGATCCTCTCGCTCCCAAGAACTGCAAGCCACTTGGCGAGGATATTATCCGAAGGAATATCGCGAAGTACCAATCGGCAGATCCGTCCCTGCGGAACAAAAGCCGCAGGGAATTGCGGGAAATGGTTATCGAAAAGCACAGTCACAAAATTCACTAGGAGGCATCATGCCAATCAGCAAACGAACACGACGCATCTTTGCCACTGGACTTGCAAACAGAGCGGCGGCTAACAAGATTTGCGACATCGCTGACGCAGGAACCACAGGGACCACCGTTCCAGCGGGAACCCGAAGGGCCTTGACCATTGCAATCGGAAATGCCAAGGAGGCTGACACGATTGCCGACTGCTGCGAAACAGGCGCAGCGATTCCAGCGAATTGTCGAACTGCCCTTGCGGTAGTAATGGGCAATCGAGGTGCGGCAAACGAACTTGTCACTGCAATCAACGCGATTGCGTGAGGATTCACGAAATGGCTACAGAAGGGACTATCATGAAGCCTGAGAATCTACCAGTACCACCAAGCGACAGTTCTGGATTGATGAACTGGGTTCTTGGAATCCTTGCCAGTGCCCTTGCCGCAATGTGGAAGATACGCGAAGGCGAAAACAGCAAGAAAATCAAAAGCCTTGAGGATGCAGTTGCCTCATGTGCTGAAGAACACAAGAAGTCCACCAGGGAAATCATCGAACTCACTTCGGAAGTGGGCTACATGAAGGGCAGGCTTGAGGAAATCGAGCAGAAGATAGCCAAGTCGTGAGGGTGTGATGGCAGACGTTATCAACCGGCTGAGTCGGGAGTACAGGCGATCAGTCAATACGCCAGACTACCCTCTGTCGGATTGGATTATCAATCCCGATCTTTCAAAAGTCACAGGCGTTCCCTGGAGATACTGGAAGATTGTCGGTGACTCAGTGTTGCCAATGACCCAGGAAGAGCGAGATATTGTTGACGCTCCACAGCCAAGAACTGAGCTATACCCGTTTGAGTTACTGAGCCTACTTACTCCATCGCAAGTGGTTGCGGTTCAAACTAGCCTTGACCCGCTGGTGATTCTTCTTCGGTCAAAGCTACAGACAATCGTTACTCCGATTCCGTTTGTCGATGGGTCTGAAGTCTATGAAGCCATTGAATACTTAGGCGTGTCGATACCGCAATACTTTTCATATTCTGAGGTGCAGAGAATCCTAAGAGGCGAGGTTCCGAGTGGCCAATAACTTCGAAATCAATCTACCCGCCCAGTCGTTCATGATTCCTTCTACGGCAGGATGTGCAAGACGAGTGTTGCAAGATCGTCCATTTCTTGCTTACGACGACACTACAGTCGAAGCAGCAATCAGTTTGCCGTTTGAAATGCCAGCTTCATACACCGGATCTGGGTCGCTAAAAGCTGACATTTTCTACATGATGGCGTCTGCGACAAGCGGAAAGGTTGATTTCGATGTGCTTGTCGAAGCGATAACGACAGCAGATGCTCTCGACTTGGACTCTGCCTCTTCCTTCGATTCCGCAAACAGCGGAGATCAGGCAGTCCCGTCGGTAGCAGGATACTTGGGCCAAGTCACAATAACACTTACAAATAAAGACTCTGTTGCAGCAGGAGATTATGTTCGCATCAGGCTTGAAAGAGACGCCGACGATGCAACCAATGACACTGCAACTGGAGACGCAAGAGTCTTGCTGGTAGTGATTCGAGAGGAAGTGTAGTGGCAAGAGACTTCAACGGAACAACCGATAGATTGCTCCAGGGGTCTGCATTCAGCGGAGGATCTCTTGGGATCGGTACGTTTTCTTGCTGGATAAAAACTTCGTCAACGACAATTCGCTGCGCTTGGGGCGTCATCGAAACTGGAAACACTGGAATCGCTGCTTTATACATCAATACCCAAAACGGATCTACGACAACAAACGGCTCTGTCACTTGGCAGATTCGAGATGGTTCAGGATTCCAAGACTTGGGGTATGTGGCATCAACTGGAATAAATGACGGCGCTTGGCATCATGTTGTAGTAGTTCGGAATGCAGGAACCACACGTCTCTACATTGACGGGACAGAAAGAACACTGACGTTCAGCAATAACACGTTGGGTTCATCGTCAATCACATTTGCCAGACCAGTTGCAATAGGAGCAAGAAACATCCGAGGAGTATACGATCAATACTTTCTTGGAGAAGTTGCACATTGGGCTGAGTGGGACGTAGAACTTTCACTGTCGGATGTTGAATCGCTCAACGATGGAGCAGTACCAGAGATGGTCAGGCCATCATCTTTGGTCAACTACTATCCGCTTGCTGGTGGAGATCCAGAGTTAGATATTATTGGCCTCAATAATCTAGGCATTACAGGAACATCGGTTACTGATGATCCAGGAAAGATTTACTATCCGGCAATGCCGAGGGTAATATCAAAAAAATTTGATGCCACAACATTTCGATCCGCATGGGTAGCAAGACGGCCAGCCATGATCGGTGGAGGACTTCGGTAATGTATGCACGAAACAACGCAACACCGCGACCGATCTTGCTTGGTAGGGTTGTAAAGATCAGCGACGGAACGCTAGAGACATCCAGCGTGTCTATTGAAGTCTCAAAGGACGGTGGATACTGGTCCGCTGGTGCAGGAACCACGGCAGTAAATCGTGGTGAGTGGTCCTATGTTCCGACTCAGGGAGAGACGGATTGCGAGACGCTGCGAGTCGTCGCATACAAGACTGACTACTATTCCGCATCTGCCCAGGTAGTATTTAGCGCCTCCGCCACCTTCGGCTACGCTGGAACCGATCAGAGCAAGATCGCCAATCCAACCGCAATCGTAAGCCTCGAAAATACATCAATCAAATCCGTGACTGATGCAGGAACTCTAACAGCAGCATACGACGCAGCAAAAACAGCAGCGTCACAGACCAGCGTAGACGGCAAGCCGACGCTGGTTCAAATCGAAGGATCTACGATTCTTGCCAAGGAAGCGACATCTTCGTCCATCCTCACGGCAATCCAGAATCTCAACAACCTATCAGCAAAGATCAACATCTTTGGCTCTCCGCTTTTGGAGATTCCAGATTCGTCCTCGAACGTCTATGCCTTCACGGTTTTGGTGAAAGACGACGAAGACAAGCTCGTGAATCTTGACGCAAGCCCGACTATCGCAGCGGCCAATGCCGCAGGAACAAGCCGCTCTGCGAACCTGTCGGCAGTCTCCAATCCATCTACCGGGCGCTACACATTCACATACACCGTGGCTAGCACACATGCGGCTGAGAGTCTAAGGATCACCGTCTCAGGAACAGTCTCAACAGAAGGCCGATACATCGAATGGATCGGTGCAGTCGTAGACTACGACACGCTGACTACACTACTCCAGGTGAAAGCAAAGACGGACTTGATACCTTCTGACATTGGAAGCGTAATCGTTTCGGATAACAGCAACCGCGAAGTCAAGGTTACTGGATCAAAGCACATCGCCTGCGATCTCCACGAAATACAGCCAGCAGTCATTGAGTCTACACACTTTGCTGCGACGTTCGTTCAGGACATGGGGATTGCCTTACAGTCAACCGCGACTTCGATTCTCACCGGAGTCAACCAGCTTACGTCAAGGATCACGGCAAACCTGTTCTCTGGCATCACCTACTTGAGCCGATGGCTTGGAGCAATCGCTGGCAAGACGGCAGACTCGGCGACCAGAGCAGAGATCAACGCGACCACAGAAGGGGCGGCGTACAACGAAACGACCGATTCGCTCCAGGCAATCCGCGATCGTGGCGACGAGGCTTGGGTTACTGGATCGGGTGGCGGTGGAGGTGGAGGTGCGAGCGGTGCGGGAACATACCCATCCCTCCAAGTTCCTCCGTATCCTCTGGCGATCTACATGACGAGCGATCTATTCACCTATGCCGATATTGTTCAGCGACTCAGGGACAAGAGGGGCTTGGCTGGAAGCACTCGCGAAATGCACATGCTGAAGATTGCAGTGCAGGACGCACTCACGGAACTCGCAGGACGATCGACATGGAGGCACTACAACAGGCGAGCATCGGTAACGACCAAGGCAGTCTCCTACCACACCGCCTCCTACGACGCTTCGACGATGGTTATGTCCATCGCCACAGGAACATGGCCTACCGACGCGCAGTACGGCGAGGTGGTCTACGACAACCAGCGTTACAAAGTTGCGTCAAGGCTCACAGATACTACGCTGCTCATTCATTCAGCCACGGCACCAGCGGCGAACTTCACCAGCAAAGCCGTCACCTGGATGCAGGCGAGCTATGCCTTGCCGTTTATGATTCGGCAAATCAGGTCGGTGATTGACGAGGACGCATATAGGCCACTTGTCTACATGAGTCCAGCCGATGCGGTTCGCCATCGCAAGCTGGCAAGAACCACAGGGCAGACTCTCAGATACACCCTGCGATCGAGCGAGAACTACATGGGCCTCAAGGAGATCGAGTTCAGCCCAGTCCCAGCCCAGGCGACTCGCTTTGAGATTGCGATGATCGTCAGGCCCAGGCCGTTCAAGACTTACGAACTGACCGGGACCGACGGAGCATACACCACCAGCACCAAGACATTCACCTCTGCCACGGCAGCGTTTGAGGCGAATCATGTCGGGTGCATACTTAGAATCTCCGCAAGCGCCACTCTGCCCAAGGGGAGGACAATCTTTGACGAGGCG